ATTAAAATCCGCTGCACCAAAATTAGAATTTGTAATAGCACTAAAATCACTAAATAAAATAATGTCTTGAGCTTGAAAAGTATGGGGTGCGGGAAAAGTTATGGTAACAATTGGTTGACCTTGAGTCGTGCTAAATGCACTTGTAAGTGCTGTACCTGTTGGATTAACTAAAGGATGAATGTCATAAAATACACCACCGGAATAAATGTATAAAATTTTATTAGTACCAATAGCTGCGTACTTAATAGAAGCTGTGCTAACTAAATGATGTAAGCCTCTAGCTGCACCAGTCAATTTACTTTGACCTAATTGATTCCAACCACCTATCTTCTCCGGTGTACCATACCTAAAACGTACGTTCTCACCTTCAACCCATTGGCTTTCGGCTCCGGTATCTGTGACTTGTTTATTGAATCCTGGTAAAAATCCTAATTTTTGTAGCATATAAAAACCTGTTTATTATGGTTTATATTAAATTTAACGCTAGATCAAGATTTTGTTATCTAGCTGGAGTAGGTATAGAACCATTAGTTGTTGACGTTACAAACGAATTCTCCGCAAAAGCAAGATACATGTAGGTTGCATTTGTACCATTCATTCTTGAGTTATCTCTTAATAATTTAAATCCATTTGATAAAAAATTTACTTCAGTATTTGTCTCTTCATCATCAGGTGTGTTTGGAAATAACTGTTCATTTTTAGTATTAAAGCCAATTCTTTTGTTATCTACCATCATCCAGTTCTCATTACTTGCAGATGTACACTTGACTAAAATCATTGCGGGCGAAAAATTTAACGGCACGAACGTGCCATCGGCATTTCCGTTTCCGATGTAGCTGCCCATCTTGCTCATTGAAGTATCACCAAATAAATAAGCTATAAAAGTTCTACCATTTCCATTTAAAGTATTATCTGATCCAACAGAAAAGACACTTGAAGTCGGTTCTGTATTATTGAAAAAATTTGCATTTGATTCTGGAGCAGATTGATCATTAAAAAGACCAGCAATTTTAGTAGCACCTTGCGATTGATGATAACATGCCCAGCTAGTACTATTACTTATGCTTTTTACTACAAAAAATGTTGGGATACTGCCTAAAGAATGTGAAATCGTTCTTGCACTACCATTTCCTGTAAATGAAACTATATCACATACTCCAGCTTTTTCTATCCAGTTCCACGATACATTTGGCGATGTATTATTATTTACATCTGTACTAGAACCAAGTGTAAAACCATCGCTTCCAAATGCTGTCAACATATTTGTGTCACTCCCCTGTGAGTTTGAACTATTTGTTGCCATTGGTTTATTAACACCTCTAACAGTATCGAACTGTTTCCAGCCAGCGTAAGCATCCCTTCGTTTTAACCATACAATATTTGGAGCAAATCCAACTCCAGTAATAGCTTGTGTCCCACTATTACCTGTATATAATTTAGTGTTAAAAAAATTTCTTGGATTGTCTATAATTGCCATTATGAATTTACCTCCGATAAATTTTTAGTACAAAGAGCAAGGTAGCCCGATGGGACTGAATACTCAAAGTTACCCCTGTTATTTCCATCTGAGTTGCCTGATGAAATTGCTTCAAATGGAGAACCAAAATTTATTCGAAAATTTCCACCACCATTTGTTGTTCCAAAAATCATAGCAACATTTGTAATTGATGTACTTAAAGATGTATTTGTAACTATGATAGAACCATTTTTATAAACAGATAATTTTTTGTTGTCCATATCTAAAGCAAAACCAGCAACATCTGATGCAGAAAAAGTACCACTGGTACTACCAACTTGAGAACCATTAGTTCTTATATATCCACCACCAGCATTATAATATACAGTTGTTCCTGTTAAATCTTGTGCGTTATCGTTATTAGAAAAATCTATTGTGTCATTACAAACACCTATTTGAAAACTATTTCCTGACATAGTTTCCCAATACCATTTTCCTGCAGTCACAGAAATAGTTCCTCGTGATGGATTCCAACCACTTGAACTTGTAGCTTTTAAATTTCCTTCTACGTAAGTAACTGTGCCATATCCTTTATCTATTCTATTTAACACGGCAAAATTATTGGTACAGGTATCCGTTGTCTGATTTGTTGCATCCATATTATTAACTGCAAAATCTAAATTGTTACCAGAGAAGTCTTCTCCTAAAGCACTTGAATTTGAAAAAGGTAAATAAAATCCGTTTGTACCAAACGTTAATCCTGTAACATCTATAGGCTGCCACACTCCGCTATCTTCGTTAAATTCTCCAAACGAAGTTGGTGTTAAAGTTTGTCCATCTATACTGGTAAATTCAGCCATGTATAACCCAGCTTTATCAGCTCCGCCATTTACGTTAGCTCCAATAGAATGTGAGTAAGGGCCATTCCAAGTTGAGGTACCAGACCCATTGGTATTTGTATCAAATGCAGTAACCTCTACACCATTAACATAAATTTTCTGTGCTCCTGCAGAACTGGACATGACCAGGTGGTACCAGGCGCTGGGGTCTTGAAATTTCATTGTTGTTTTTTTTTGAAAAACAAAAGAACCACTTTCATTATCTCTAAAATTTAAAGTGTCATTACCTTCAAAAAAACATTCAGTAGAATTATTTGAATCATTATAAGAAGCAAAAAGCATGTGTTGACCATCAGCAATTACAGCTCTTTTAACCCATACAGAAACTGTCCAGGCTTGCAAGTTTCCTGTACTTGACATATTTCTTTGCATATACTCAGTACTGCTTTGAGTATTAAATCTTACTCCATTAGGTACGTCATACCCACCTGCTACTGCTGAGTTTGCTGGTATAATTATAGACATGGATTACAACTCCAATATTGGTAATTCGCCTAAAGGTCTTGATTGAACACCATCTGTTGTAATGTAAGTGTATAAAGTTTCAAGTGCTGGAGTGTCACTTGCATTTATAATTGCAGTTTCCATTTCTGCTTGTTTAGTTCTAACTGCATCTCTGTGAGTAGATATATTACTAGGAATTGCTATAGACTTTTCTGTGTTTCTAATTACGTACCAATCGGTTCTAGCTAATTCGTTTGCAACATTTGCTTTTAAAATTTTAATTAACTTTGTTTTTAAACCATTAGTAATTACTTCGTTGCCATTTTCATCTGTTGCTGTCACATCTGCGTGTGGTACAGGTGTTGCAGTTCCATATGAAGCTGTAACAACACCATCAGCAAAAGCAAAAGTTTGATTAGTGTTATTATACCATTGATTATCTTTTTTATTACTATTATCAAACACTACTTCATAAATTCCAATAGCTTCTTTTTCTTCTACAGACCATTTAGTAAATATATCTGCTGGGTATTGTAAGTCTCCTAAAGTAAATCCTTTAGGGTTGTTGAAGTATTTTGTAATTGATCCTGATTCTACTAATGCGTACATAATATTCCTATGATAGTGTTAATGCTAAAGTTTGACCTATTAATAACCATTTAGATCCATTGTATCTAAATGAAAATATGTCACCTAAGTTTGCTGTTGTTGTTAAAGTTGGGGCCGTGTCAGATGGAAATTCGTAAACAGCATTCCATGTTATAGTTCTTGAACCTGTTCCATCTTGAATAGCCAATAATGATATAAATTGTCCCGCAGCAGGACCCGTTCCTGAAGGAGCTGCCATAGTTCTATTTGCACCTAAAGTAACTTTTGCAACCGGGCTAGCAATTACATCCCAAGCTATTGTTGCTTGGTCTGTTAGAGTGTCTTCTGTATTTAACACAGCACCAGATATTGTTGTTAAATTATTAGCGTTAGCTGACAATACTTTGGAAGCAGCACTTGTACCAAGTGTTGCAAGGTCTGAGTAGTTTAATTCAGCACCTGTTGCAGTTACGGCTGTTCCACCATAATTAAGATCCCCAGCAGCTACTGTAATTTCTCCAGTGCCTTTAGGAGTTAAAGTAATACCCACATTAGAATCTCCACCCGTTGCAGATAAAACAGGACTATTTCCTGTCGAAGCATTTGCTAAAGTTAATTCATTAACCGCTGAACCTGTAGCTGTTAAATTAAGTAATTCTAATCCATTAGTGTCTAAAATGTTTGTTCCAATTTTAGGACTAGTTAAAGTTTTGTTTGTTAAAGTCTGTGTCCCTGTAAGAGTTACTTCGTTGGCATCTCCTAGTGGTATTTCAATAACACCGGTGTTAGTTGCAACACCATCAAGATATACAATTTTATATCCTTTGTCTGTTGCTGAAAAAGTAACTGTTGCACCTGAACCAGATACAGCTTTTAATTGTACTGTGTATGCACCTGATGTGCTGTTTTTAATAAAATAGAAAGTTTCTGTAAGAAGAGGGAATGTTACAATTTTGTTTCCTGTAATTGCTTCTGGTGAAACTGCACCAAGAATAATGACTCTATTTTGAGCAGAACCTGTTAAGGCCCCATCTGCAATTGTTAAAGGTGTAGTATTAACCCCTGAACCCGCTGCATTTAAAGTTTGTATTTTAAATCCACCAAGCAGTTGTTCTGCAAGGTTTAAGTTAGCGTTAGTTTTTGTTCCCCAAGTACCAGCATTTTCGCCGGTTGC